AGGAATAAAAATGTTATGGACTGAAAAATATAGACCCAATAAATTAAGCGATATTATTGGACAGGAACATTTTGTTATGGATGCAAAGGGTTGGATTGAAGAAAATAACATACCTAATTTGTTATTGTATGGAAATCCCGGAAATGGTAAAACAAGCGCAGGTTTAGTTATATCTAAAGAAATTCTAAAAGATACCTTTTCAGATAATTATGTTGAAGTGAATGCTTCTGATGATAGAAGATTAGAGACTGTTAGAACCACTATTAAACAAATAGCACAAAGCGGAACAATGGGTGGTGCGCCATTTAGAATAGTATTACTTGATGAAATGGATGGTATGACTACTGATGCTCAAAACGCATTAAAGAGAATAATGGAGAGATATGCTAACAATATTAGATTTATTATCACTTGTAATGATAGAAATAAGATTATCTTTGCGCTTCAAAGTCGTTGTGCAAACTATCATTTCAAGCCGGTTTCTAATGAAGCCATGTTAGAACTATTAACAACAATTCTCAAGGGTGAAGAAATAACTCGATTTACGCAAGAAGAGTTGCACTCCTTTATATACTCATTGAATGGTGATATGCGGAGGGCGATTACGGAACTTCAAGCGGCTAATTTTAGCAATTCCACCCTCAAGAAACAAATAGAGTATGGCTTAAACCAATACAAAAGATTACTAATGAAGATTGTTAATAAGAATGGAACTCAATTAAGCGCAATACATGATTTACTACACGAAGGTTTATCCATTCGTGAAATCTGTATTGGATTACATGATGCTGTTATTAATTCTGAATTAGATAGTAACACTAAATTTAAATTCCTGAGAACGATAGGAGAAAGCGAATGGCGTTCAACCACTATGACTCCTAAAGTATTAGCCTCATGGTTAATAGGACAACTATCATAGACTTGAATAAAAGAAAAAAAGAGGCGAAAAATATGAATGAAAATTTAAAGGCTGAAATAGAAAAAAGCGCAAATTATATTAATTTGAGCGTTGAAGAAGCGATGAGCAAGTTTGAAGAAATTTGTTCAGAAAATGGAATAGAAACAACAAATCCTATTGCAAAAGGACTTTGGAGAAACTTTGTTGCTAATGCAAGAAGAAGCCAAGAAAGCGGTGATTCTTCTAGTAGTGGTAATGATTCTTACTATAAGTCGGCATTTGGATTCTTTGTTGCTTTAGATGCACCAAGAGATATGATGGCTTGGAATAGAATGCAAGCAAAAGAAGAGTTTTTGCGTGATGCTGACAATGCTCTTGAAAAGGGAATTGTTGCAGTAGCAAATCAAAATGCTTTGGGTAAATGGGTAGTTTCTCGTTATCATCACGGTGAATACGATGAAAAGACTATTTCCACATTACCTTCGGGTGCAGAAGAAACAGAAGATGGTAGTTTCTTTATTCCATTAGATAATACACCAACATATATGAATGGTGGCAAAAACAACAATTATGGTAAGCCATTACCTGCTGAACAAATGAGAAGAAGTGGTATATTCTTTGGTTCTATTGGAACAGGAGAAATGAAGCCTTATTACTTCTCATACAAGAATCAAGGTGGAGTGGACTTTGCACCAAATACTTTTGAATGGTGTCATTTCCTTTGTGTAGCAAATGATAATGGAACTGACCTTTATGGTGCTAAGGATTTAACAGTAAATAGTTTAACTATGAATGCTGATATGAGTCCAGAAAGTGAATTGTATCGTGATATGTCAAACTTTGATTTTGAAGATTGTTTGAGAAATAACTTTGCATCCCACTTAGTTCCATTGGTTGATATGGATAAAGCACATATTCAAAGACAAGGACTTCCTTCAAAGGAAAGATTTGTTATTACAGATGGAACAGTTTGTAATATGAATATGACTCCAACAAAGAACGGTAATCGTATTATTAATCTAACTGATTTGAATGCAGAAATGGATTATGATAATGATTCGGGAATAACTACTTGTTGGATTCCAAGTCATTTAACCCTTGACTTTGGTATTGGTTCTTCTGTTATTGTTGTTGGCCGAACAAGCCAAAGAACAATTGATGGTGAAGTTGAACCTGTAACAATTAACACAACAGGTCTATTCTGTGTAATTAAACACGGTTCAGCCGTTGAAGTATCACAACCTGTCGAAGAAGATTTTGATTGGTTTTGAAGTGAAACTCCGGTCTAATCTCCCCTAGAAATGTCGTGCGTTTTTTTGATTTGCGCTATTTTGTGGGGTATGATGAGTTGGCGACATTACAGAATTCATGTCGAGATTAGGCGTAAGGGCAAGGTAAATGTGACTTGTGGGGAAATTGACATTCAAATGGGTGCGAAGCCCTATCCCTTTGGAGGGATTTTATGATTAAGAATAAGAGATATTTAATAAAAGCAAATAGTTATATTATTGACTTGTTTAATGTTGATTTTATAACATGGAAAGAGAACGATAAAATGGAGTCAACATTTTGGGTTAAACTACATATTGGTAGTAAAGAAGCCCGTTATGTTTGTAACTCCATAGAAGAAGTAAAGACTTTACTATTAGCATGGACTGATATTAGAGGTAAGAAAATAGAAATAAAAGATGAAGAGGTGATTGAATTATGGGATTAACCAGCAATAAGAATACAGAAGCAGTAGCGAAGGGAATGGAAAATAACGCAAGAGTTATGGCATTTCGTGATAAATTGAAGGCGCAAACAGAAAAGAGGTTAAGTCGTAGTAATCGCTTAATTTGCGGTATTTGGGGAGAACCAAAGACTGTAAAAAGCGGTTTGGCTTTAGACTTCCCAAATAAACAAATCTATGTTTTAGATTGGGATGATGGCTGCGAACCAACATGGAGACAAAACCATGAAATGACAGATAGGATTACTTTGTGGAATCCTGAAGTTAGAAATCATAATGGTGAATTAGATATACAAAAGTCTGAAGCAAACTCAGAAGATTTTGTTTTAATGGTAAAAGAACAAATTGAAGCGGGAGAAGATGTTCTCTTTGTATTCGATGGTATTGATAAATGGCTCGATTGTTGCACACTTCATGTAACAGGTTCTTCTAAGATTGGAAAGCCACAAAAGATGAAGTTTGAATGGGGAAAGCGTAATGCACCATTCTATTCACTTCTAATGATGTGTAAAAACTTAGAATGCGACCAAATCTATATTACTCATGCTAAGGCTGATTATGGCTCAACAGGAGAAGTAGTAGGAACAAAACCTAATTGGCACAATTGGGGAGATTACCTACATCAAATTATTAGCACCCGAAGAACACGCAAAAAGAACGATGTGGTTTACAAGGCAGAACTATTGTCAAGTAAGACTAACACCGAATTAGTGGGTAATTCTTGGGAAACATTAACCGTTGGTAATGGTAATGTTACTTGGAATGGCATTAAAGAATTGCGTGAGGGATTAATCTGAATAGTTTTTCAGATATTCTAACTCCCAACAAGTTTACTCTTCCTTTATTTTCAATAGAAAATAAAGATTGTGTTAAAAAAAGTGACTTGATAAAAAGATTTATGAAAGTTTATTCTGTATCTAGGGCGCAAGCATATAGATATTATGAAGAACAATGTAAAGATTGGGAAACATTAAGAGAAGGAAGAAGCGTTTTTGTTTTAGTATCAAATAAATGGAATAATAAAAACATTTATGATTTCTCTAAATTAAATGCTGAA